TATGTTGTTGAGTATCCATTTACCCATGTTGCAGTAACAGTAACGGTTGCCCCAGCCGCAACAGATGCATGAGTAAGGCTTAGCGCACAGGTTGTAGATGCGCCTCCAGTGCCGTATCTGGTATTGGTTTCCTTACCCCTAAAGATGTACAGTTTGTCCAGTGCTTGCACCACATCCACTTCTCCTCCGGCAGCTATTCCACGAGTGTAACTGCCTTCCACTGGAAAGCTGTGGAATATAGGAGTAACATTTGTTTCGGTATTATAGACGCTGATGCCATCCGTAAATACCAAAACAATGTTATCTTGCCCATTGGCATCAACGTAATATCCAGAACCAACCATCGTCTTGGCATTAAGCGTACTGTCGGTGAGTCGCTTGGTGCCCTTACGTGGTTGAGCCGTTCCTCGCTGTAGCCTCATGTTAAACGAGGCTTGAGCAAATCCAGGCTGAAGATTACTTGGGTCTAGTCGTGAGTTAAACCCAATGAAGTTGTTGTCAACCTCAGTTAATACCTGTGCCGGCATTAATCGCAGTTTTTAACAATCATGCGGTCAATTAATTTAAGCGCATTTTGAAGTGCATCACGAACGTCTAGCAGAGATTGGCTTTCCATCTGCTCATCTTCTTCGTCCATTGACTCTTCTCCGTAACCACATTCGGAACAACAACCATTGTTTTCTAGTGGCATGTTGCAGTCAGGACAGGATTTAGTCTTGGGCATCATACCCATGCCACCTAAGGCGATCATTAGTTTGCTCATAAATTGGGGTCGTTAACTCACTTTATCTAAAGTTGCCTTTAAGTCACTGCATCTAGCAAACCAGCCAGTTTGGTATCGTTTCATACTTGGCTTATTAAGGCACAAATTGTTGTAAAAAGCTCTACGTATGTCACAGATCTTTTCTGCTACTGCTTTTGCTCCAATAGCCTTACATGCATCATCTGTTGCTTGTTTGGTTTGTAATCCAAATATACCATCAGCATTAACCATTACGGCTGTTTGGAGGATCTTTGTGGCCCTGCTAATCCCAACATTAACACAACCATCAAAGTGCGCCAGCGAAATAGGCCAAGGCAACTCTGTGCATTTGCCTTTCTCCCAGTAGTCCTTGCGGTAAATCTCAGTAGCTTGCTCCAGTGTGAGCTTATCAATGTCTACGTTATGAGAACGTTGGTCGATCCCGTAGCGGGTAGTACCACCTGGATCATTAGGGTCTCGCTCAGTACGAACAAAGTTCATGTCACCATAATGGCCCTTTTCAAACTCAACTTCATGTTTAAGCACAAAGTCTAAAGCTTTTTGAAAGTCGTTGCTCATTTAGAAAACCTGTAATGTGGAGTTATAAAACATTTACCATCAGATGCAAGAAATTTGAACTTACGAACCTCAGCATTGCGCTGCTTTAATATCCGGCGCATGCACTGATGATTTCGTCCTGTTAACTCGCAAATTTGCGTCATTGTAGCCCAGCCCTTGCCTTTTGGGGGAAACCCAACGGCAAGTTCATTTACCAGTTCTGATAACCAGCTTACGCCGGAAGCCGGAATGTCTGTGATCGTGTTTCTTTTGCTAGCCATATTTGTGTTTCATCTTGACAGTATTCTCCCCAGGCAAAGCCCCTTGACCACGATGTGGTTGCCCTGCGCTGGGCTGCGTATGTGGCTAATGACTGGTCTCCCAGCCACCCCACACAGTACCCTGTAGGATGCGCCCGATTGCGCCCCTCCGCCTGAGTAACTCGATGTAGGTGTGCAATCACCACTTTGTTGTGTGTGCCGCTACAAATGGCCTCAGCGTGATCGCGTACGGAAGCTTCGTTAATCATGTAGCCGTGTCCGGCTAAACAGTCGCCAAATGGATACCAGCCGCTCTGAAAATCATAATCAATCACCTTGCACTTAAGTTCCCTTGCTCGGTCTTGAATCTGTTGGTACACCCGTGAGGCTAATGCTGCCACAATAGCTTTAGGTGAACTCATAAGATGCACTAACCTAGCCTCGTGGTTGCCTAGTAGATAAACTTGAGGATGTAACTGAGAAAGAAACGATAAACCATCATTCAAATCACCCTCGGGGTCGCAAGCCTCGTCACTACTTCCCCCCGAACCCGACCTAAGGCACGCCAAGTCTATGGCATCACCTAAATGGATTGTAAGTTCAGGGTTAAACCTTTTCTTAAACTCAAGAACCTGCCGCAACAACGCTTGATCTGCAAGATGCCCATGAGAGCACCCTACAGCCATCCATCGTTTCCACTTGCGAGTAATATTCGCCATAACGATTTATTCGTCGTCCTCGTCTTGATGAGCGTCTTCTTCTTGCTCCTCAAGATCCTCTCCTCCACCCATTTCTAGCCAGTTCTCAACCTGTTTCTGGCGAGCCAAAACATTGCCTGTTCCTGCATTAAAGGTATCTGTAAATTCGCAGTTTTCAGACTGAGTAAATACCTGAACCACATCAAAGTGTTCTCCAAGTGAAATTACAATTCTCTCTAAAAAGTCCTCAGAAGATTCACCTGGATATGGTTCTATCATTTGGCTTTGATGGCTTTGTAAAACTTGTAAGCTGTGTATGCAGTTGCTAAAAGTATCGAAAAAATACGCACTCCCGCTTCAAACTCACTTACGGAAATAGCAACCGCAACTCCATTCACGTATCCCACGCTTAAAATGTCGTCAATATGATTGTTCATTTATTTTGAGCGTGTTTAAGGGCCGACACAGCATCTATCAACTGTAATTCAAGTGCTTGATACCGAGCTGCTGAGTGCCAAGTCTCAGAGCTTTGCGCTTGGTATGCCTGCCCCTGCTGAAGGTGCAGCACTCCCAATGGGGGGAACAACGATGCCTGAGGCACGTGTGAAACGCTGGAGCAGCCTGTCAGCAAGAGCGTCATTGCCGGCATTCCTAGCTTCCAATATGGCGTTTTCTGTGGCATCGCAGTATTGTTCAATTTCACGAGTTAACTCCCAGTGTGCTGAGACAACCCGCAACTGCAACCAAGAACTAAACGCTTGGAGGAGGAGTAGGAGCACTTGGTTTTTCTCCTAGAAACATTGCCACAGCACCAGCAATCGCGGCAATAGAGTGAACAATGGCTTGATATTTAGCGTCAGGAATCTGAACGCCAGCTAAGGCTAGTAGCGCAGATAGTCCGGCGTAGGTGGAAGGTTCCTGTAGTCGTGCGAGTAGTGTTTTCATAAAACTAGGGATTAGGAAATGCTGCTGATGGTGGTGTGAAGTTTGCAGTATACAGACCAGTGCCCTTTGTAACTCTTAAATCGTCCATTCTTCCTGTATATCCATATAAATTTGAATTTCCAGATCCATCAACTCCTATATTTAATTCATTGCAAACGTATGTTCTAAAACATGCCACTTGTTGCTGAAGAACACCTCCAACATACATTCGTATTGTTCCTGCCGATCTAGAAATTGCTATATGGTTCCATTGGCTGTTTGTGGCAGTTCCAACCAATAAATTTGCTGCTGCATCTTGTAGCCAGTTAACGGTTGCTCCACTAACGTATAGTGCATATGAGGTATATGGAGTAACATTAATTCTTCCCGTAATTAAAATTCCAATCGGAATTGATGGTGCAGTATATGCCCAGCATTCAATGGTGAAATCTTCAGTTGAATTAAAGGAAAATGCAGATAATTCAGATGTTTTTCTTAATCCACTTACAGCTGCTCCTAAATAACAAGCAGTTCCCCATTTTGGATTTACTGTTGTAGTTAATGGGGTTCCAATCGATGTAAATGAGTTGTTTAATAATGAACTATCAGCAAACGAACCGTCAAAGTGTGTCAGCAAAGACACGCCCTTAAATGGCCCTCTTAATCCACCTGTTAGTGACAACATAAATTAAATAGTAGCGTCTCCAGCGACAACCCAAGAGTTAGCAGCAATTTTGATTAACGAAATCACAGCATATTGGCCAGATGTCTTAAGTCCATTTTTGCCAGCTACAGTCGTAGTTCCTGGTGTGACCGCCGAAACCGTGACCTGACCAGCAAGAAGTTGCATAAGCAAAATCTGCGTACCAATAGGAAACGCCACGGAAGCGTCTGTTGGGATTGTCACCGATATTGCAGAGACATTACTTAGTGTTATTAAATAGCCTGCGTCTGCAAGCGCGAGCGTATAGGTTGTCACAGTCTGTGCGTTAAGCTGCACCTTGGACGTAGCCACAGGTAACCGCTCGGCGGCACTGTTTGTGACGTACATCTGTGAGTTGTCCCATTCAACGTAATGCGCCACTGGGGTTGTTACGAGTGCTGATGCTGTCTGGAACTGAAAAGGTGCATTAGTTGCAGAGTTTCCAAGAAAAGTTTGCCGTCCTGAATATTGGTTTGCTGAAGTGGTTGCAGTAGTAAATCTGTAGCTTACTCGAACAACAGAAATAAGGCTGGTTCCAATAATTATGTCTGCATTGGAAGCGGCATTAAAAAATCCCATTACATAACCAGATTGGGACGACCCAAATCGAGTCATCCACATTCCATTTCGCACTGTGCCCGTAAACCAAGCTGGCCTTGTAAAAACAGCAGAAACTCCAGTAGCCCCAAGAGTTGTTGCCTCCCAAAATCCATTTTGTTTTGTGTCACTTTGTAGTGTAAATGCAATTATGTCCCCTAACGCAATTGTGTAAGTATCCGCAGTAAACACTCCCGTTGAAGTCACAGTAAGCACATTGCCTACCATTGTTGCCCCAATAGCACCAGCCGTCTGCGCCTCAACCATCCGCATGCCCACCCCAAGGCTTGATATAGCCGATTGAGCTGTTGTTGCTCCAGTTCCACCATTAGCAATCGCAAGCGTTCCAGCAAGCGATACTGCGCCAGTTGTAGCCGTGTTTGGCGTTAAGCCAGTAGTTCCAGCAGAGAAAGATGAGACGCCAGAAGCACCCGTTGCCGCGATTGTAATCGTGCCATTTCCGTTGGTAACAGTTACATTTGAACCAGCAGTAATGGTTGCTTTGCTCAAGCCTCCCGTAGCTGTATTCCCAACAAGCAACTGTCCATCAGTATAAGCAGTCTGTCCCGTACCTCCAGATGCAACAACAAGCGTAGAGCTAAGCCCAGCAGCAGTGCCAGAAGTGTTCTGATTCAGTGTGGGAACGTCACCAGCCTGGATTGCTGCTAGTGCTGCATTAGTGCCATCTGAGCGTAAATAGCGACCAGATGTCTGAGTTCCGGTAAGAGCGGTGATTGCGGCAGCTTGAGTGCTTTGGCCAGATCCGCCATTAGCAATAGCAACCACACCAGTTACGTTTGAAGCAGTTCCCGTGATATTGCCACTTGGAACCACATAATCAGTTCCAGCAGTAGCAGCAACCATTGCAGTTGTGCCAGTGCCTTTAACAAGCCCAGTCAATGTGGCTGCTCCTGTGCCGCCGCTGGCCACTCCTAGAGTGCCTGCAAGCGTTACTGCACCAGTTGTGTTGGTGCTGGGCGTTAAGCCTGTGAGGGACGTGTTAAAGCTACTTACGCCAGCAGCAGCGGCAGCAAACTGGGTGAATGATATACTAGTAACTCCAAAGTTGATTGGAGCAGGGGTCTGTTGTACCCAAGCCGTATTAGCCAACGTGCTGCTAAGAATTAAAATAAAGTCACCTGCTTGAACTTCATTAGTGCCAGAGCCGCTAGTGTCGTAATCTGCTGCGCGTGTCAAAATGTATGGAACAGTAGATCCATCACCTTGCTGCGTGACGTTATATACACCGTTCTGAAATGCGCTTACTTGGTTCTTAACCAAAATACGCTTGCCAACAGCAACGGTAACTCCATCAACTTGAAGCGCAACATTAGTTTGACCAGTTAGCGTTGCATTAACACCAACACCAGCACCACCAGGTTGAGCATATGTTGCTGTAGGTGATAATGCGGCCAATGTGCCGTAGTCACAAGCATCATGGAAGTTAATGCCAGATCCAATGGAATCAGCATACGCCTTATTTACAAGGTCAGTAACTCCTGATGGCGTAGTTGATACAGTTCCCGTAGTCAATGCCACAGAAGTAAGATCCGTGTTGGCCCCAGATGCTGCCACTCCGCTTAGTTTTGCAATCGGTAATGTGGGAATGTCAGCAGAAGTCAACGCTCCAAGAACAACATTTGTGCCATCCCCCTTAAGAACTTGATTGGCCGCTACCGCTCCTGCAATAGCATTTAATGCCGCCTGTTGAGTTGTTTGGCCAGTTCCCCCTTGCCCAATCGTTACGGCTTGAGCGGTAGATAATGCGCCAAGCGAAGATGCAGTAATGGCAGCTAATTGGGTGGTTGTTGCTAACGAAGCTAAGGTGCTTGTCGGAATAGCTCCAATACTAGCAGGAGTAATAGCGGCCAACTGCGTTGTGGTAGCTAGGCTTGCAAGCTGAGTGGTGGGAATATAGTTTGCACGCTCGCTTGTTGCCATAGCAGCAAGAGACGCAAGAGCCGCAGCTTGGCTTGTAGCTCCAGTGCCGCCACGACTTATGGCAACTGCATTACCATTCCACGTTGCACTGGTAATTGAGCCTGGATAGTCAAAAGTATTAGTGCTCCAAGATACGTTTGCTGGAGCTTGATAATGCAAATCCCATGAACCCGCTGCTGTAGAATTACTTAACAATACAACAGTAACATATCCACCTGAAGGAACAGAGACAACCAACGTATTAGAGTTGTTGTTTACGCTAATTGCTCCACTTGACTGGTTGTTGTTAAACGAGAAAATAGTGCCATTTGTTAGCGTAGTAGCATCAGGAAGCTTGATGACTTGACCGCCGGAACCAGTAACTACACCAACAGGAGCAGAGGCAACAGTTAAAACAACCGGAGTTCCCGAAGCAGTGATGCTTAAAAAGTTGCTAAAAAAAGCGTTTGCCGAGATGTTATTGTTAGCATCTTTGATGCTGGCAAGGATTTGAGCGCGAGTTACAGTCTTTGTAACAAGACTCTGATCCATCACAAAGATGTCAGCGTCATTTACGCTCGTTGCCATTGGAAGTGCGGAGATTTTGATGTCGGCCATAAAATTAAATTTTAACTACAAGATGGATAAAATGGCAGCATTACTCAACAATTATACGCTGACCAAGTTCAGTATTAAGATAGCTAGATGCTTCAGTCAACAATAGACCTGTTGTTGGTGGCGCTGCGTTTTGTTTTTTAACAAACTTGAATGTTTGATCTCCATTTGCGTGAACTTGTATTCTTGAAAAGCTTTTTGAAAACGGAAGATCAACAGCAACATTTCGTTTGCGCAAGAATTTTGTGATCATGCTAGTAAGTGTACACCATGTTCATTTTTTGTACTTGGCCCTGTTGACGCACAAGCACATCAATTTGTTGTTGCAGTGCCATTTCAGCAGTGCCATCCAGAACTCCGGCCTCTTCTGCTCGTCCTTCAGAACGCAAGAAATCAGCAGCAATGCCATTGATTAGGTAATCCTTAAACCTATATGGAAGTGATATCATCTTCCAATAAGTGCTTACTTCTGCCGGCCTAACACCCAAGGTATGCGGGACATTCTGTACGGCTATCCAGAAGTTTCCACGCACCGCATTTGTCAGCACCGTTGGATTGTATGCGCCATTCCCCTGAGCAGTGTCATAGTAAACTTGAGATCCGGCAATATAATCTGAGTACTCAGAAAACTTTGACCCAAACAAACTGGGACACGTTTGGCGATACCTAATGAACTTTTGTTTGTCAGTAAGAAATCTTAAATAGGAAAACTCTTGCTGCCAAATTTCATTATAAGTCCCATCGTTTCTATCAGAAAAGTCTTCAACTAAAAATGATTCATTAGCAAAGCGAGTACTAGATTCAGGATTGCTGCTAGAAGCTTCAAGAACTTGAAGTGCATCTACTCCAATTTGAACAAGTAAATTCCTATTAGATGCAAATACCACCGTAGTAGTTAATGGCGCGTTTACGCCTGGATATGTGGCTGGATATTCTGCTGTGCCATCTGTAATTGCAACGTCAATATACTGAATATACGCTCCAAATGTATCAGTTAAAGTTGAGTAATTAAAAGTGTATTGCTTTTCTGATACAGCAACTCTAGTTCCATCAGATTTTAATATATAAAATGGATTTATAAAGCTGACGTTAGTTTGGGATATTGTATTTTTCTTGTAAGCATCACCTTCAAAGTCGGCAATGTATACACGAGGAAAGTTTACGTCTAAATAAACTCTCAAGTTCTTTCCACCAACGCTAATTGGAGAAATAGATTGAACGGGATTTCCTACCCACGTGGCAAGCCTGCGTTCGGTATCAGGCCATTCTTCGCGATCCCATATAGAGCCCAGTCTACGGGAACACATGTCTCGCACAGCCGCAAACGACTTGTCATTTAGCGTGTTGCGATCAAGGCCAACAAGTTGGCATACTTGACCTAATATATCACTAAATGGGACTGTTTTCATGCGTGATTACTTGCCT